CCTTTTTCTACGGCGTTCGCCGAAAACGACAGCATGTTCGAAAGGGAGTGAACATATGGGAAGACCGGCAAAAGCAAGCATCGTCAATGTGGCGAAGGAAAGCAAGGTTGAAAAGGAGCTCAAGAAGAAGACGGAGGAAAAATTGAAGGGCAGCGCGAAGAGAATAACCCCGCCGTCGTATCTGTCGCCAAACCAGAAGAAGCTTTTTAAGACCATTGTAAAAAATCTAACCGAAGCGGGCATCCTCGGGGTGCTTGACATTTATGTGTTGTCATCTGCTGCAATCACGATTGACAGATTGATGACGATGGAGACACAGATCAACGAGAATGAGGAACTTCTGCTCGATAGCAAGTTCATGTCATCCAAAGACAAGTACATGAAGGACTTTTTTAGGATCTGTAACGAGCTCTGCTTATCACCACAGGCAAGAGCCAAGATATCAATAGCTACAGTTAACGGCGTTAAGGAAGGAAAGAAAAACCCGATACTTGACGCTTTGTTAGACGATGATTAAGGCGCATCCTTCTTACGCGTATGCTTCCGGTGTTGTATCTGGAAAGATTGAAGCGCCGAGGTATGTGGTGGCGCAATGTAAGGAGTTCGTTAAGATTGCAGACGAGCAAGACCCAACTTGTAAGATTAACGAGAAGAGAGTTAAGAAGATAGACAAGATCCTCAAGGTGATTAAGATGCCGAAGGGCATCCGCCGAGGTGACTCTATATATGATTGCTTGGCAGGCTTTCAGTGGTTACTGATAGTCGCAAGCTTATGTGTTGTTGAAGTAGACAACCCGAAAAAAAGAAGATATGAGACTGTGCTACTTGAGATAGCCAGGAAGAACGGTAAGACGTTCATCATAGCAGTACTTTTCGTACTGCTATTTTTCTTGGAACCGGAGTTCTCTTACTTCTACTCGGTTGCTCCGGATGGAGCGTTATCCCGAGAGATTAAGAAAGCTCTTGAAGAGATTATTCAATTCAACACGGATGTATTTCCGCTCGAAGGAGCTGACAGGATGTTCAAGCTCCGCCGTGATGATATTGAATGCCTCATCACTAAGAACAAGTATGTCCCCCTCAATTATTCAAACAGCAGACTTGATGGAAAGCTGCCTAATGTGTTCTTGGTTGATGAGGTTGGTGCTCTTCCGAACTCATACGCCGTCGAGGCTATGAGATCAGGACAGTTAACCATTCTCAATAAGCTCGGTTTTATCATATCGACGAAATATCCGACCGCTGCCAATCCTTTCGAGGATGAGGTGACCTACTGCAAGAAGGTATTGAGCGGTTACACGAAAGACCGTAAGGTCTTCGCCTTGTTATTCGAGCCAGACGATACGGTTAACTGGTCAACCGATGACACGATCTTGATGCAGGCTAACCCGCTTGCGCTTGAGGTTGATGAGATATGGGAAGACCTACTCGACAAGAGGAACCGCGCGATAGAGGTTGAGTCAGCTCGTGAGAATTTCCTCACCAAGCACTGCAACATCATCTATCAGGGCATAGGAACAGAGACCTATATCCCGATTGACAAGATTAAGGCTTGCCAGGTTGATGAGGTTGACTTCACCGGTCGAGAAGTTTGGGTCGGAGTTGACCTTGCTATGACAAACGATAACTGCTCGGTTGCTATTGTGGCCGTCGATGATGATCAGAAACTCATAGCAAAGGTTGTCGCATTCATTCCTGAGGGAAGAATAGACGAAAAGAACAAGTTCGAGAAGATAGATTATAGGCGCTACATAGCAAGGGGCGATTGTATCGCCTGCGGTGATATGACCGTTGACTATGCGGTCATTGAGGACTATGTGGAGAGCATAGAAGAAACCTTCGGATGCACAGTTGTGTCGATAGGCTTTGACCGGTGGAACGCTCTTTCATCTGCTCAGAAGTGGGCGAAGAAGTATACAACGGTTGAGATTAGACAGCACTCGGACACATTGCATCCACCTACCAAGCTCTTAAGCGAGAAGGTAGAGAATGGAGAGTTCGCATACACACCTAACAAGCTTCTTGAGATTAACTTCGAGAATGCAAGGTGTACATACGACACCAACATGAACAGATATGTCAACAAGAAGAAGTCAACAGGTAAGGTCGACATGGTTGTGTCACTTATCAATGCTGTCTATCTGGTACAGCAGGACATTCTTTTTAGTGATAGAGACTTTGTAATTCAAGTATTTTAGGAGGCGAAAGCATGGCTTTTTGGAAGAAAAAGACGGAAGTCAGAGAGGAGCAAGTTCTTGAGGCTCCGGAGAGCGCAGAGGCTGACTTACTTCGTGCAGCTCTAAGCCCTGATGAAGTGAATAAGCAAATGGCGCTTGATATTCCGGCTGTGTCGGCTTGCGTCAATAAGATATCAGATACCGTCGCTTCATTGTCGGTCAAGCTGTACAAGAGAAACGACGAGGGCATTGCAGAAGAGGTAACAGACGACGAGAGAGTTGCCATTCTTAACAGCAGAACCGGAGATACACTCGATGCGTTCCAACTTAAGAAGGCGCTTGTTACTGATATGTATCTCGATAAGGGCGGATATGCCTACATTGAGTCGTCAAGAGGCAAGGTTAAGTCAATCAGATATGTGGACCCTTCGGCAGTATCGTTCTACACCGGAACAGATCCAATCTTCAAGGACTACCGAGTGCTAGTTAATGGCAAGAAATATGAGGGCTATAAGTTCTTAAAACTCTTAAGAAACACCCAAAACGGATGGTCAGGAAGTTCGATTGTTGACGATTCGCCGTTATTATTGTCGATTTTGTACGCTACAGGCGTATATGAGCGCAATCTTGTTAAGACAGGCGGTAACAAGAAGGGCTTTTTGGAGTCGGCGCATAAGTTGACCAAAGATGCAATGAAAGCGCTTAAGGATGCGTTCAGGAACCTCTACTCGAACAGCAACGAGAATGTAGTAGTGCTTAATGAGGGTCTAGCCTTCAAAGAAAGCACTAATACGAGTGTAGAGATGCAGCTAAATGAGAATAAGCGCACAAATAGCGCAGAAATCTGCGAAATTTTTCAAATTCCACCCGCAATTATAACCGGTGGAGCGACTGCGGAAGACAAAATGCTCTATTACGAGGGCTGTATTATACCACTTTTGGCAAGGTTTGACACTGCGATTAACCAAGTATTGCTCCAAGAGAGCGAGAGAGGAGACTACTTCTTCGCGTTCGATTATGAGGAATTGGTTAGAGCAGACCTTGGAACACGTTATCAAGCATATGAGACAGGTCTTAAAAACGGCTTTTTACAGCTTGATGATGTGCGTAAGAAGGAGAAGCTACCAAGCTTTGGCTTGGACTTCATAAAACTTGGCTTACAGGATGTGCTTTTCTACCCAGAGAGTGATGAGATATACACTCCTAACACTAACAAGATGGCCACTATTGGCGAGGGTGATGCTCAACCTGCAGAGTCAGATAATAACGTTCCTGCGGCTACCGAAGAGGAACAGCAGGAAGGTGGTGAGACAGAATGAAGGTAGAAATCAGAGACGATGTGGTTGTTATCGATGGATATGTCAACGCTGTTGAGCGTGAGTCCAAGGTCTTAACAGACCATTGGGGCCAGAAGTTCATCGAGAAGATTAAAGCCGGAACATTTGCTAGAGCGCTTGACCGCGCGAAAGCACTTCAAACACCGGTTAAGGTCTTACTAAACCACGACTACTCGAGAGAGCTAACCTCCACTAGCGACCTCACCACAGAGCTTAAGGAGGACAACATAGGGCTCCGAGCTCATGTCGAGATCAGAGATGCAGAAGTCGTAGAGAAAGCCAAGAACAAGCGCTTAGTCGGTTGGTCATTCGGCTTCCACATTCTACGACAGAAGGTTGACGACGAAGACATTCAGCACAGAGATGTGCAGGAGCTGGAACTCAAAGAGGTTTCAATTCTTGATGATACCAAGATACCGGCTTATGACGGTACCTCAATCGAGATGAGAGACACTGACACAGTTCTCTATGAGGTCAGGAGCACTGATGGCCTTGAGTATGTGGAGAGATCCACAGAGGAGGCGGCAGAAGTAGTCGATAATCACGAGTACGAAAACCGCTATTTAGCAACATTCATTTAATACTACCCAAAGGAGGGCAAAACCATGGAATTAAAGAAACTTATGGAACAGCGTGCAGCTAAGCAGGCAGAGATGAAAGCAATGCTCGATAAGGCTGGCGCAGAGGAGAGAGCGCTTAACAAGGACGAGCGCGAGAGCTTTGACAAGCTTGAGAGCGAGATTAGAGATCTCGACGGAACTATCAACGCTATCCAGGCACAGAGAGACATCGAGCTCAATGCACCTAAGGATGAGGCAGAGGATGATAAGCGCGAGGCTACAGAGTCAGCAGAGTCAAAAGACGAAGCAGAGGAGAGAGCATTCGCTGATTACATCCGCGGTAACTATGACGAGATTAGATCAGCGGTTAACATGACCAAGGGTGACAACGGTGCTGTTATCCCTTCGTCAATCGCTAACAAGATTATCGAGGAGATTATCGATATCTGTCCTATCTTCGCTGACGCAGAGCGTTACAACGTTAAGGGTAGCTTATCAATCCCTTACTATGATGAGGGAACAAGCGCAATCCAGATGGAGTACGCAGACGAGTTCACCGATGGCGAGAGCAAGAGCGGTAAGTTCCTCAACATCACATTGACCGGTTTCTTAGGTCGTGCAATCTGTGATGTGTCTAAGTCACTTATCAACAACTCACAGTTCGACATCGTATCATTCGTAGTTAAGAGAATGGCACTTGCTGCGGCTAAGTTCATCGAGGGCGAGCTTCTTAACGGTACTGACGATAAGATTGAAGGCCTTTCAACCTTAACTCCTGCAGTTGTTACAGCTGACAAGTCTAAGGTTACTGTTGAAGAGCTTATCGACCTTCAGGAGTCAATCCCAGACGCATACCAGAGCAATGCTTACTGGATCATGAACAAGAAGACAAGAACTGCTATCCGCAAGTTCAAGACTGCCGAAGGCGAGTTCATCCTTAATAGAGACCTTAACAGTCGTTGGGGTTACACACTTCTTGGCAAGGATGTATACTGCTCTGACGCTGTTGCTGAGCTTGGTACAGCAAGCAAGGATGTAATCTTCTACGGAGATATGAAGGGTCTTGCAGTTAAGGTATCTGAGGACATCAACATCGAGGTTCTTCGTGAGACACAGGCTCGTCGTCATGCAGTCGAGGTGCTTGGCTTCGTAGAGCTTGACGCTAAGGTACAGAACGCACAGATGGTTTCTAAGATGACTACTAAAGCATCTTGATAAGGAGGTGCTTCCATGAGCTATACAACTAAGAATTATGGCGAGCAGGGCGGCGACGTGTTACACATCGGCGGAGTTATTGAGTTCGGCGAGGGTGCTACCGCAAAAGGCGGTTTTGTGCCAAACATCGAGACAGAGACTCCTGGTTCTGATAGTGCAGCAAAGGTTAGAACTAGCCTTAACGCACTTATCACAGCTCTTAAGGATGGCGGAGTTATCGTCGGCGATGACATTGCTATGACTTATACAGCTGTTACCGATAGCGAAGCAGGTCACGCAGATCGCCAGGATAATACTAACAAGATATCAAGTGTTGATATCACAGGCAATGTTATCACAATCACATTGTCTAAGAAGGTATCACAGCTTAAGGACTTCGACGGCGGCAATGGTTGGGGTGTTCACAAGTGGCTCGGTATCGGCTTATGCGTTACCGGTGTTTCTGACATCACCAACCTTAAGTACAATGGTACTTCTTTAACGGCTGAGGATGTAGCAGAGGCTACAGAGTGCAACGTAAGCAACGGCTTCGTTCGTTGGGTTGCTGCTGACCTTGTTCTTGCCGGAGATAACACCAAGAAGTCTGTCGATAACTTCACATTGTGGGCTAGTGGTCACAAGGAGACTGGGTACAAGCTTGTTATTGTAGAGCCTTCGTAAGATTGAGAGGTGGTATCGATGGGAATAAGTGATGTAACAGTTGAATATCTCATCGGTTATCTACGTCTCGATGAGGCAACTGAGATAGAGATTAGCGAGGTTACGCAGATGTTATCTAGCGCGACCTCGTATATCAAAGGATATACAGGTCTTTCCGATGAGGAATTAGACTCACACGAAGACCTTGTAACCGCATTATGCGTTTTGGTTGCCGACATGTTCGATAATCGCAATATGCAGATAGAGAAGCCACTCTATAACAATAAGACGGTTACAAGCATACTTGATATGCACCGCACCAACTTACTGTAGGAGGTGGCGCAATGGTCAAGAGGACTATGGATATCGGTCGTCTTCGCCAGCGTATTCAAGTCTATTCACTTAATGGCACCGAAGAAGACGAGTTTGGTCAGATAACCAACGGCTTAACTTTGTTGGGCGAGGTATGGGGCGACTTATACCCGGTTAGAGGTCAGGAGTTCTACGAAGTGCAGAAGATACAATCGAAGGTCACTCATAAGTGTTATGTTAGGTGGCGCGAGAGCTTTGCGAAGCTCGATTCTAATTGCTATATCAAGCATAAGGGCGTGACCTACGATATCTATTCAGCTACCGATGTAGATATGCAGCATAAGTTGATAGAAATCTATTGCTATCAGCGTGTTAACAAGGAGTCGATAGTAGAGGAGATGGTACCAGATGAGTGATATTGATGTGA